TTTCACTGTCCTCTCGTAAGACCTCTCAAGGGCCGCTCCAAGAATTGATGGAAGAGGCAGAAAAGGGCGACGATAAAGATATTCGTTTGGACAAGTGGTCAGCGGTAGATTTCATGAGGAAGTGCTTGCCGGAGACGCACGGAGAAAAACGAATAAAAGCGTATCTTCATACAGAAAACCTAAAGGTTAGATGGGATGAAGAGACTTTTCAAGAAGAGCCAGAGGCCGTTAAGGTTAAGTATAAAGAGATACTGGCCTACGAAGGATGTATGACTTGTCCTGCCTTTATTGCCTGTCAGGCTCGCGCTCCTAAACAAACGAGCAAGTCTAAAACATTAAGAACAATCGCCTTTACGGGCAACTTCATCAAAGAAACCAAAGAAGCCAATAAAATTATTGCTCAAATTCTAAATTGGCGTCCTGAAACAGGCGGCCTTGTATTCCCCACATTTAATAGAGCATTGCATGTCAGAAATATTGAAGAAACTTGGTTTTGGGTAACCGGCCAACAGTGGAAAGCCAATAGAAAATGCACCAAGCAAGACATCTATGCTTGGGCTGTGACTAATAAGTGGGAAGTCAGTTTTGGTATTGACTGGGGTGTAAGAGATTCTGCAGTTGTAGTTGTTATTTTGTATTCTCAGACACAAGCCAGAGCCGTCGTTCTTCACGTTAGGGCAGCGACGGGGTATCCTAATTCTCAATGGGCACAGACCATTAGAGAAAAAGAATGTTTGATGTTTCCGCCAGACATTATTTGCCCTGATATGGCAGACGCTGGCTCAGCTCATTACTTTCAGCCGTTTGGGTTTGCCGTTAAGAACAAGAAGCCAACCCATATTGAAACGGGCGTAGTCCAGATTCAGTCTCTTTTATGGAATGTAGAGAGACAGGAAGCCGATATGATTTTCTGTAAGGCAGAAAACGACTCAGGAATGGAGTACGCAATTGAGTCTATGATTGGATGGATGCACAAGAAAGATCCACGCGGAGAGTTCGATACAAGTAGGTATGAAGATGATGAATTCACACATTTTATCGACTCATGTAGATACGGACTTGACAAATACAGAACAGCAGTGGAGGTCAGGATTGCGTCTAGAAAGATAGAGACAGCCCCCATGACCCGCGAAGAAGTATATAAAAAAGAGATGGAGTCGGCCATGTATGAGACATACAAAGACATGGGCGTCCCTTTAATGCCGTCTCAACTAGCCGAAAAAACTATAGAAGCCTATCAAAGAGCAGGATTAGGTCACCTAGTTGATGGTGGAGACTCAGGCCCTGCCCCAGAACCAAAGAAGAAACTAATCAAATTTAGCTTTTAGTGCTAAAATAGCACAAGTGTTCTAAATATAAAGGAGAACGAACATGGCTCTTTCAGATAAAGCAAAACAATATCTTGAATACTCACTAGCTAGCCAAGAAGTTGCTGACGAAGTCGTCGCTGCACTTGAACTCGACAGGCAGGCTGCCTCTGTATCACCAATCGGTGCCACCGCCAATTTGGTTGGTGTTGACGGAACGGGCGCAAACGCGGCTCCATTGGCTGGAACCGAAAGCCGCCTCGACACTCTCGAAGGCAAGGTTGATGCCATGATTGCTGCTCTTAAGGCCGCCGGCTTAATGAAGTAATAGCCAAATGGCTAAGCTTTCTGAAAAGACTAAGCAATATTTACACTATACCTGCGCCAGCCGCGAAGTGGCTGACGAGGTTATTGCTTTTCTTGAGAAAGATGGAGAAGGCGAGCAGGGGCCAATTGGCCCTCAAGGTATTCAAGGTATTCAAGGTATTCAAGGTGAACAAGGCGAACAGGGAGAGCAAGGCCCTAAAGGTGATACCGGAGATACTGGTCCCCAAGGGCCACCCGGAGCCGACTTTGTACACAACACAACTTTAATAACAACCGCAACTTACACTGTATTATCAACCGATTATTATATTGGAGTAAATAGAAATGGCCCAGTAGCTATTACTCTAAATACTCCGAGCGACGGCAAAGAAATAATCATTAAGGATGAGTCCGGCAATTGTTCTGTTAATAAAATAACATTAATTGGAACTGTTGATAATGACGTTGGCGGAGCAATTTTGGCAATAAACAACGGAGCGTTGCATTTAGTATATCGTTCTGGTTGGAGAATCGTATGACGTACTTGTTTAATAAAGAACTTGTTGTTTCTAATTTAAATACAGACGCCTTTGGCCGCCAGAGAGTCTCCAATCCCCTAACACTGTTTGATAGTTCCCATAGATATAAAGACAATGGCCTTTGGAGCACGGCAACTACAGGGACAGCGTCAGCAACTTTTAATGCCAATCAAGGTTTAGTTGATTTGACGGTAAACAGCGCCATCAACGCCGAAGTCGTAAGAGAAACGACAAAAGTATTTGCCTATCAGCCGGGTAAGTCCCTATTGGTATTAAATACTTTTGTAATGGAGCCAGCGAAAATAGGTCTTCGTCAAAGAGTCGGATACTATGGTGCCAATAATGGCATGTATATTGAACTCGACGGCTCTACTTTAAATTTAGTAAAAAGAACTTCCGTTAGCGGCGCTTTAGCAGAAACCAGAGTAGCGCAGTCGTCTTGGAATGGCGATAAATTAGATGGAACAGGTGCTTCTGGTTTAACTTTAGATATTTCTAAAGCGCAAATTTTTTGGATGGATATTGAGTGGTTGGGTGTTGGCTCCGTCAGAATGGGATTTATCATTAATGGTCAATATATTACTTGCCACACATTTCACCATGCAAATCTAGCTACGTCAACCTACATTACAACAGCATCCCTTCCTATTCGTTATGAAATTAAAAATACTGCAGGAACTTCTGGCAGCAGCACACTCAAACAAATATGCTCTACCGTAATTTCTGAAGGCGGCTATGAGCTTCGCGGATTACAACAATCGGTCAATATTCCAGTAAATACACCAAGAACTTTGGGAACTGCTGGAACATACTATCCTGTCATTGGATTGCGTTTAAAAACAACCGCTTTAGATGCTATCGCAATCTCTACGGCAATTTCCATGATGCCAATTTCAACCGGCGCCTATTCTTGGCAATTAAGAGCAGCGGGAACCGTGAACGACGGTGCTTGGACAAGCGCAGGCGCTGATAGTGGAGTTGAATACAATATTACAGGAACTTCTGCCACAGGCGGAAGAATACTTGCAAGCGGATACTTTAATGCCTCAAATCAAGGAGTAACTCAGGTCGATATTCTAAAAGAAGCTCTTTTTAAGTTTCAGTTAGAAAGAAACGGACTGACCGGAACCCCTTATGAGTTGGCACTTGTGATTGCTTCAGATAGTTCTGATGATACCATTGTTGCGTCCGTAGACTGGGAAGAGATTAGTCGATAATCGAGAGAATAGTCAATTTATGTTTAGTCACATTAAAGACGTAGTTAAGGGAAAAGCAAGACTTTTCTCTAGGCGTTCGTCCAAGTGGCCAACTTTAAGAAAGTCTTTCTTAGAAACCCATGGCTCTTGTGCCGCTTGTGGTTGTACAGAACACCTTGAGGTTCATCACATAAAACCGTTCCATGAAAATCCTGCCTTAGAACTAGATTCTAATAATCTCATTACGTTATGTGACAAGCCCGGCAAAGATAACTGTCATCTTGAAGTCGGCCATTTAGGCAACTTCAAGAACAAAAACCCTAACGTCAGAACAGACGCAGAAGAAAAACTTAAAAAGTCACAATTAGACTAAAGTAATCGCCAGCTCATCCGATAAGATTGGCATGGGGGTGAGTTATGGTGATTTTACTTAAGATTTCCGTTGTTGGTATCTTTTTCTATTTTTTAACAAAATGCACGATGTCCACAATAGGCATCATTGCTCTGATTCTCAACCTATTGTAAAATTTGGACAAACAGACAAGAATAGGAAACCCCATCTTGAAAACAAAAAACGTCTACATTTCAATACCTTGGCGTGACATCAATTCGGGCGTCCAAGCCCTTCAAATCTGCAAAAAAGCAATAGAAATGGGCCATAATCCTATTTGTTGGACGGTAATGTACAGTCAACTTTTGGACTTTTCAGACATTAGGAATAGAGAGAAGGCTGTAAAACATACAGTTTCTCTTATGAGAGCATGTGACGAAGTGTGGGTGTTTGGGGCAATTAGAACTCCCTTTATGACAAAAGAGCTAGAAGAAGCTTCAAGCCACAACCTTCCCGTTATTGAACATTCTATTCTTGACTTTTTGCACAGCTCAAGGTAAAATAGGCAGAACCATAGGAGTTTTGCCCGATGTCCTATCTATCATTGTCTTTAAATACAGCGGCTTCTTCAGTTGAAAATCCGCTTAAGTCTTCTTCTGCAGCTTCATTGGCTTTTGATGTTGCTAGCCTAAAACTAGATATTGCAGAAGGTTTTAGCGTTGTTCTTGACCCTAGAGAAGAAAGAGTCGTAGCTTCTACACGAAAACCGTTGGCGCTAGATGCTGCGACTGAGATAGAAATTACTCAGCCATATAATAGTCTCGCTCAAGAGTCTACTTGGCGCATAAGATGGAATGGCGTGGGCACAAATCCTAATTTTCGAGTCCGCCGCGCTCTTACGATTAATAATACAACGACGGTTAATATTACAAGACTAAACGACACCGTTACTCGTGTTCAATTTTCGGTTACAATCGGCGCTAACGCTAAAGTAAACGATATTCTTTTAATTGAAAAAGAAAACGATTTAGGGCTTGTTTCTCCTTTTAATCCAGTTAATCAAGGAATCCCAGTTAGAATCGTAGGTGTTGGCACTAATTATTTAGATGTAGACGATGCGGGCGTTTTGGTGAATGAAGCTAGTATTCTTTTGGGCGTTAATTATTTGGATGTTTTAAAAGTTTTTTCGTCGATTGGTGTTCAAATTACAGATGTTTTAAAAATTAGCTCTTCTGTATTTAACTATGGAAACAGAGGAACTTACAAAGTTATCTTTGTGTCAGCAGACTATATTGACATTGAAGCTCCTTCTCTTGTTCCAGAAACTGTGTCAGGCATTACAGATGGCTTTCAAGTCTTTACAAACTCAATTTATTACTTTGCCGTTAAGGCTAAGGGTCAGCTTCAGCTCATAGTTGATGAAAAAGTTCTTGACCTTTCTTTATTAGGTGATACAGCTATATTTGCAGGCGGAGTGACTTGTTCTGAAGTCATTGTCAGAAACCTTTCAGATGCAAACTTGGCTGTTGAAGGGTTGTGGTGTGCTTCTGGATTAAACGGAAGTCCTTGTTAATAATAGGAATTTTACATGTCAGACGATAAGAAAATTACTATAAAAATGGCTGACAGTTCTGGTTCAGAAGAAAACATCAACGTCAATTCTATTGACGATGTTGCTGGTATTATCAAGCAGCGCCTTGGTAGAACTATGCTCAGTAAGTCGGATGTCCAGAAGATTGCTGAAGAAGACTTTAAGAAACGTCGCTACAAACAATCTAAAGTTAAGTTTGGTTCTAGGTTTAATACTCGTATTGGTGTAGGCGACTCTCTTTCAAAAGAACCCAAGCGCCTCTCCGATGCTGAGCTTAAAGAGCTATCCCTCATCGACCCCTACATTGGGGCAATTATCAATACTCGCGTTGCACAGATTTCTTCATTCGGAGCTATGTCCGAATCAAAGTTTGATAAGGGTGTGCGCGTTATTGACCTAGAAGAAATCCGCCGTGAAGACTTTGAGACAGAAGAAGCGTTCGAGAGAGAGCTTAAATTCCGCGAAGCTGAAAAGAAAGCTATTCTTGAGTGGGTACTAAAGTGCGGTACACAAGACAAGAAAATCTTGGACGAGATGTATGAAGCTGCAGACCCTACATTTAAATACTGCAGCCTTAAAGACTACTTTCAAGCACAAGCCCGCGCATTGTTGACGTTTGGGCGTGCAGCTAGACAAAACCTTATGAACGCAGACGGCACTATTTGTGCATTTAGGCCAACTCCTATTGAGACTATCAAGCAAGTCAAGTTTGGCTCTAAGGTACACGTAACGGCTGTAAGTGATATTGCTCAGCAGTCAGAAGCAGACGCTGCCGAATACAATAAGATTCCTGTTAACGAAAAGCCTATTGCATATGTACAAGAAGTAGACGGCGTCCAGACTGGCTTTTTTACTGAAGAAGACCTTAAAGTCGTTTACTATCAAGTACAGTCATTCCTTGACCTCAATGGTTACCCTATGGGGCCAATTGAGTTTGCTCTGTTCCTTGTTTACATTCATCAACATACATTGTCATATTTGAGAAATCAGTTTGTTAAGGGCCAGCTCTCAAAGTCAATGATTGTTGTTAGACCAACTGACCCATCAGTCAAAATCTCTGATGAAGATATTGAGTCTTTCAAGATGGAGATTCAAAATCTAGCTACAAGAACAGACAACTCTGCAGTCATTCCCGTCATTGGCGGCCCAGTTGAACTTGAACTCATTAAGACAACTGAGACTCCAAAAGATATGGAGTGGATGCAGGTTGAGCAGACCGTCATCCGTGCACTGTGCTCTGCCTTCCAAATATCTCCTACAGAAGCTGGCTTTGGTCAGTTGGGTGATACTGCAGGCATGGGTCAAGGAAGTCGTGACTATGAGCTAGTTCAAGGCGAAGAGCGTGGTTTGCGTCTCCTTGTTGATATTCTTATGGAAGACATCAACGACGCCGTCTATGCCAACTTCCCAGAAGCCAAGAAGCGTTACAAGGTGGCTGCGTTCGGAGTCGGCAATGAAACCCGCGAAGGTGTATTGAGCCGTCAAGTGCAAGAGCTACAGACAACTGCAACAATGAATTCATTGTTCAGCGATTCTGATAAGAACAGACAGTTTGAATACGGCGGTGACGTTCCTCTTGCTCCGACATTCCATAGCAATGTGGCCAAGTATATGACTTACGGTAAGTTTATGGAGTCTTTTTTTGGTGAAGAGGGTGCAAGTAAACGTCCAGAGTTCGACTTCATTATTGACCCTAACCTCAATCAGGCGTATCAGCAACTCAAGATGGGTATGCAGCAGATGCAAGCTCAACAACAAGCACTCGGCCTTGAAGGACAGAAGCTGCAGCTTGAAGCTCAACAAGCTCAAATGCAACAGATGGCACAAGGCGGCGGACAACAAGGACAAGAACAGGTTCAACAAGAACAACAGCCAGAAGAGGCCCAAAAGTCATCAGACATTGAGCTTCAAAAA